ACGCCGCCGCTTGGCGTGGACGCGGTATGCTCGTTTGCGGTAAGACTCACGGGCCTTCTCGCTCTTTTGCGATCGTGCCCGTATGCCCAGCCGGTCATAGACTTCTGTGACTTTCTTGCTGATAGCCTGCTTGGTAATCCCGTACCGCTTAGCCACGGCCGTCATAGATTCAGGCGATCGATTCAGCGATATGTTCAGTACTGCATGCCCTAGCGTATCTGTTCGATTAGCCATAGCCGGGTGATCGGCAGACTTATCCATCAAGTGCTCTATCACTTTTGTGATAGTCGCAACCGATGACGTGGTGACGGTAATCTTCAGCGCATCGCATGACTCAAAGACCAGATCCTGCAAGCTATCCATCATCAACGCTGGGTGCGGAATGTTGGCTGGAATACGTTCGATTGCCTCTTGATCTATCATATTAAATTAACCCCGCTGATGCAGCACTTGGTGCAGTAATGGAAATGACCGTCTGCATTAGTGCAATAATAGGGCCTATAGGCCCTTTATTACTGCACCTACATGCTCCCCAATACTGCACTAGTGCAATAAGGGTTACTGCACCAACTTTAGAATGGTTCATTTGTCACCTTTTTGCTGAATAAACCATCGCTGGCTTCTTCGATTAAACCGTCCTCTTTTGCCTGCTTTATGCGTGCCTTGGCCTGCCGTTCCTGTAGCCCGGTGGCCTGTTGTACAAATGCTACCACTTGGCTGTATTTAGCTCCTTCGGGTAGCTTGCCCCAATCAATCGTGGATGCCCGGCGGCCTACTGACTTCTCAGGCGCTCCAACCTCAAGCCACGCCATGCCCTTGTCGGCATGTTTTAGGTGAACCGACGGCTGCGCCTTTGTGGCGATCAAATCGCTCGCTGTTACGCTTGCACGCAACCCAGACCGCTTCCCGCGTTTGGTTACCTCAAACTTGTAGGTATACGTTCCTTGCTCATCCTGACCACAACTGGACAGCATTAAAACGGCTCTCGCCCAATTAGTCAGCTCCGATGAGCCAAACCCGCTGTACGCCTTGTCGTGCCCCTGATAACCACTGCCGTCCCGTGTTGGCTTTGGCGTATGGTGCATAAGCATCCAGGCAAACCCAGCCGACAACGCCAGCGGGTTCAGCATGTTGCGTAGAAAGCCACCGGCCGTCTCCTGGCTGGATAAGTCGCCACCGATAAACGCCAGCAACGGATCCACCCATGCAAGATGCGGCTTATGCTTTTCTACAAGGCGACGCATGCGATCGACAAACCGTTCCCCTGTCGAAGTGCAGTCACGCACGATCACGATGTTTTCCTTCACTTGTTTAAGCTCGTCTTGAGTAAGGTTTAATGCCTTCAAAATGCCCTGCAACGCCTCCGCCACGTCGCCCTCATCATTCTCAGCCTGCACGATCAGCGACTTCAACGGCTTGCCATGTGGCGATATGCCAAACAGGTCACGGCCGCACGCCCAGGTGATCGCCGCCTGTAAGCACAGCACGCTCTTGCCCAGCCCGCTGCTACCCACCCACAAGGCGGATCCGCCACGGCAAATCCATCGCTTGCCTAGCAGTTGCGTAGGATCTGCGTCCTCCTTAAAATTGACCAAGTCCTCCCACTTGTATGGCTCTGGAATATCACCGTAGATCGTGCGCTCCTGCCATTCGATATAGGTAAGCGTTGGAGCGCCACACTCGACCAACTCTTGTTGCTGGCCAGTGGCCGTCCTCATAGCACCGGGCAACCTGGACAACCGCCCGGCGTCCTTATTGGCAGGATCCAGCTTTGTGTGCTCTAGGTGCTTGTAAATAAACGCCACACGCTCGGCAAACTCCTTTGCGTTAGATGCCCGCACATCAACAAAAGCATGCAGGCTACGTGAACCGCTCTTAATGATGGCGGATGTGGGCAGGCCGCTGCGCTTAATAATCGCCCACTGTTCCTGCAGCGTGCTTTCGTCGAACTCGATTAGACAGTGCCGGTATTTCGTGACGTGCTCTGCAGCCCGCCCGCTCCCATTATTAGCGTTAATCGACACATACACGCCGACGGCTGATCCCTGCCATTCTTTCAGACCATCGCCTTTAAAAATTTCCAGCCAGTCCTCCCGGCTACGCGTTTCACCGCAACCGTCCGGCCGCTCGCGGTCACCGTCTTTAATTGATCGGCATATATTGATCTGATCGCCTACGTCAAAGCATGTAGTCAGGAACTTATCGACCGGCCCGCTCTCCACGCTGATCGGCATGGGCGGCACTGGTAGATCCTCGCGCACGATCGCCCCGTTCTGATAACCGTACTTGGCTTTCGGCCTCCATGCCTCCCTGGCTGGCTTGCTGTAGGCGGATTTCACAGCCGCGACGGCCTCTTTCTGCGTGATGCCAAACTTATGGCCCCAGATCTCGGCCTCGGTTTCGGCGTCGAACTGCGACAAGCCTTGGTCGCGGAATTGCAGCGCCATCTTAAAAAGCTCCGTGTTCCTATGCCCTTCCGGCGCCCCGTTGTGGTAAATCGCTTCCGTAGCTGGCGGGAGTGCGATCATTTTTTAGCCTCCATCGCCTTTGCCTTATGCTCCTCGGCTCGCTTCAGCATCTCCTTGCAGATCGTGATCGCCAGATCCAACCGTGTACGCACGGCCTGATACTGCTCTTTCAGCAGATTCTTTTTTGCACGCTCAAGGATTTCGAGATGCCAGGTGAGGCGTTTTACGGACATGTTAGTGATTACACTTTTTGGCTAAAGCATCGCCATGGCATCGCTGTGGATAGCAATGACAAATTAAAACCTTGCCTTGTAGTGTTTTAATTTTTGACTTAATTGACGGCTTGTTTGGCAGATAGTGAGTTGCGTATGCGTCGCAAACTTCGTCTCTAGTGCCGTCATCTTCCAATATGAACGGATTCCCAAACTCTGAACTACGGTCAACACGAACAGCCAAGCCCTTCTTCTCGGCCCACTGAATAAGGTTTTTGTCTCGGCTAGAATTGGCAACGACTGTCCTGCCTGATTCTACTTTGTGCTTGCGTTCCTTTTCATCATCCAGCCATGGCTCTGTCGGAATTGCCCTAACGGCTCTCGCCGCATCCTGCATCGTCATCTTGCCAGCCTTTACCTTCTCAAACACCTCTGGCGCAGCATGCTTAATCTTGGCTGCCTGATTTACGTAAGTTCGGTTTGTATTAAATATCTCCGCCGTTTTAGTGGATGTCTTGTTTAAATGCTGGGGTGCGGACAATTTTTTGTCCTGAGGCTTGCTATACTGGTTTCGTGCATTTTCCTGTCGTCTTATATCTGCATTTTTTCTTACCTGCATATAAATCGCCGCAATGATATCCTCAGCCTCAACCGCAATCGTTGCCCACTGTCCGCTATTAAGATTGCGACGCTTATTTGTCCTCATCACAAAGTTGATCGCCTCAGATTCGTCGCCATCAAATTGACGAGTTGGCGGGTTGATCTTTAATTCAATACACGCCGTCCACCTGTTCCACCCGTCCAATACTTGTCCTTCATAAATAATAATGGGCTGTTTAGAGTCGTACCCATTGTCTCGAATATCGTCTCTTAGGCGGTTGTAATCCTCGGCTTTAGCGGCCGGGAATATGTTGAATTTATGTTTTTTCATTTGTTGTGTATTCTCCTGTGGCATTGTTCGCATAAGACGGACAGCTCTTGGTCGCCATATTCCCAGGGCATCCGGTTGAGGTCGTAGAAGTGGTGGTGGACATGAATCCGAGCAACATCTGGCCCGACCCCGCAGTTTTCACATTTCTTTCCCCTTGCCTTAAATAAGGCCAATCTTTTTCGGTGCCATCGAACATCGGCAAGAAAAGCGGGGTAATCGGCTTTTCCGTTTTTTTTAGACAAAAGGCATGAACTATAACCCAAGAATTTCTTCGGTCTTTTTGGTTCCCACATAAAAACCACTTATCAAACTTTGAGTCCATAAGTTGTAAGTTTTCAAACACCCGCATAGGAGAATGCGGATTTTTTCTCAAATACTCACATACCCCTTGAGCAACTACGCCTAAGGTATGCTGTGATCCCTGAATGCTTTTCCATGTTACAACGGCTCGCATTGGCCGGTGATTTTGATCCTGTATCCATCCCTCCTCTTCGGTGTTTTCATGTAGTACGAGAGGGTCGACTTCATTATGACAAATTGAATGCTCAAGAATTTGCTCAGGCTTAATCAGGTAAATGCTTTTTCTATTGCTATCTTGAAATCGCTGTGGGTCAGTGTTCCCAGAGTTAAGGCAACAACGATCAAGTGTTTTCCTGCGTTCATGTCTATCTAGCATTTCTCCCGTCTTCGTAACGCTTTTGAGCAGATATGATTCTTCGCGATTATCATGAGAAGTTTTTTCAATCTCCAATGACAAAACAGACCAGATTTTTATTTCCTTATGCTCAACGGGATGAAGCGGCCAAATTCTTATAAATCCAAGGTCGGGCGTAAGAACGATTGCGCACTGAACGATTCGTCCAGACTTTTGACGATTTGGTGCTCCCTTGCCCATAAGCACTCCAGTTGTTTTTAAGACGCTCACCACTGCCCCATTCCCCACCGCATACGATTGGCACGGGCCTCTCGCACACAGTGGGCGTACTGCTCCGGCGTGTAAGTGCCTATAATGCGGCCAGAGAACATGGTGAGCAGATCCTGCAAGCTCACAGCACCGCCCTCGGCAGCGGCCCCGCCAGTTTGTAGTGGTACCTGCTGGCGTCGTATTCCAGCGGGTAACCAAAAAAGTCACGCAGTAGATCGATGTCCCGCTGAATGGTCTTGTAGCTACATTCGAGCTTCACGCCCAACTTGGCACAGCTCGGCAGCGTCAGATCACGGCGCAACATTCCAACAATCACGCCCAACCGGCGCAACGTTGGCCGCGTATCGCCAAGGCCAGCAGCGCGATTGCGTTTAGAAGCAAACGTTGCGGCTTTTGTGCTCACTTCATTACCTCCACCATCGCCACCTTCGGCAACCGCATTGCGTTAAACTGCTTTTCGCTGGCAGCAAACACGTCGATCACCGGCAACTTTCCACCGCTCGCCTTTTTGCTCTTAACGGCAGTACCAGTATCCACGGCCACCCACTCGCGCTTTCCGCCCATCACGCGGATTTTTGACCACAGCGGAATGATGTCTGGATCCACGGCGCAGTGACGGCCTGCGCGCAACTTGGTGCCAGTGCTGGATTGGTAGCGGCTCGACCACTCATCTTCCCCTGGCCAATAGCCAGTGATCCGCACCTTAATCTTTTTTACGTCGATCTTTTTGGCGTCCGGCCGCATGTCGATCATCACGTTCGACGCCTGAGTGGCTGGGAACCCAAAGAACGCCAGAAACGTCAGCACTACGTTGCAAAGCGCTCTCATAGCCCTG